CACCTCAACTGGTGTTTCAGGTGCGACCTCGACTGGTGTTTCAGGTGCTACCTCGACTGGTACCTCAGGTTCGACCTCAACTGGTGCTTCAGGTGCGACCTCGTCTGGTACCTCTGGTGCGACCTCAACTGGTGACTCAGGTGCGACCTCAACTGGTACCTCTGGTGCGACCTCAACTGGTGCTTCAGGTGCGACCTCATCCGGTGCCTCAGGTGCTACCTCAACTGGTGCTTCAGGTGCGACCTCATCCGGTGCCTCAGGTGCTACCTCAACAGGATCTACTTCAACAGGTGGTTCAGGTGCTACATCAACTGCTGACTGACGTACTTGGGTATTTGAAATCGTTACACATTCTTTGCAATATAGTGGAGCACGTATATTACATATTTCACATGGAAAATTTCGGTCTCTTACTCCACTAGAACAATGCTTACAATACTCTGATAATTCTTCACATTGAGTACATTTTGGAAATAGTTTTCCTTCAATTTGTGAATTCAATAATTGTATTTTTTGTATAAAATTGTCATATCTTTGATGATGATACATTTGATACGACTTGAACATATTATTAAATAATTTGACTTGATCTAAAACTAAACCCATTTGATAAGACAATGTATTGATATAGTTTTCAATATGTATTCCTTTGTGTAATTGCTCAGTATGTACATCAATGTCTTTTTGATTTTTATCGGTATAAGTCTTTAATTTATCAAACAACGTGATAATACCATCATACATAGTTTGTGTTATTTTGAAATCATATTGTTTTGTAGGTTCTAAATCTTTATAAGGAGGAAAACGCGCCGTCTCTTCTTTCAATACATCTTTTGAATAATTGTACATCGATAACCATAATTTGTAATATTCACCATACATTCGATTGTCAATCATTTTGTATATTTTTTGTATCAATTCATATTCGGCATCAATCAATTTGGATTGAAAATAAAATGAATCTAACATTTCTGTATTTTTTTTCATATTTACATAAGTAATCAACCAATCTTGTATATTTTGCTTGTTGCTAAATAATGTTTCAATCAATGTATCAATCTCTTGTTTTTTTTCCACCAATGAATTCATACTTTAATAAAATATTTTATTAAAGTATGGAAGAATATCAATGGGGTCCTGAACATGAAAGCGTATTAGCCGAATGGGCAGATAAAGCCAATTGTTACAATTGGCTTCATACTAAATGTCACGAAAAATTTCATAATCTTCACATTTGGTATACTGTACCTGTCATTATCATGAGTACGCTTACTGGTACAGCAAATTTTGCACAAAGCAAAATACCTGTTGATTTTCAAGGATATGCTACTATGATCATTGGTGCCGTTAATATTACAGCAGGTATCATTACAACAATTCAACAATTTTTAAAAATCAATGAATTAAATGAATCACATCGTGTCGCTTGTATTGGATGGGATAAATTTTATCGACGAATTAAAGTAGAGTTATCGAAAAAACCAGAAGAACGTCCTAAAGTAGTAGATTTTTTTAAATCGGCATCTGATGAATACGATCGTTCGATGGAAACAAGCCCTTCTATTGAATCAGATGTATTGAAACAATTCGAAAAAACATTTGAATATGTATTTCAGAATGGATTTGATAAACCAGAAATATGTAATTCTTTGGTTAGCGTTAAAAAAAATATTTATAAAAAATCAGAAGATGAAAAAAAAGAACAAATTCTAAAAGAACTTGTAGGAGATATTATGATGGTACAAACCGAAAATCAAGATACGAAATTTAAATTAATCAAAGAATTTGCAGAAAGGTTTGAAAAAGAATTACACCGTCCACCTACAAAACAAGAAATGATAGATAATTTAATGCAAGATGAACTATCCATCACAGAAGAACAAATTATCAATTACTTAGAAAAAAACGACCCTTTATCTACTCTGTGAAAATGTGACAACATGGTACGTTTTGAATAAGAATTATCGTACATAAGTAATAATAGTTTTACTACAAATACAATAACTAGTGGTTTGTATAATAAAGTAAACATTATCTTTTTTTACATCAATTGGTATATTAAGAAAAAGTATAGTTTTATTTTTTGGTTTTTCTTCAAGAAGCGTAAATAAAACACGATAATCAATTTCAGTTTCAATATTATAATATAAAATATCACAACCAGCTTTTGTAGCAATATCTACAAAATTTTTTCTAGGACCTTGCACAATACCATAGCCTTCAAAATTAGAAAAAAACAGTGTAACAAAGTCCATAGTAATATTTATATTATTTTAATAGTATTTACAGTGAAATGAGGAACATAAGATTATATAGCCATATGAAGTTGAATGTAATCAATTGAATCTTTACGTCTTTTTGCTCTTTTTATCCATGTTGGATTTAATACTTCTATTCCACATTTTTCTGTTATATTTTTTTTATGTTTTTTATTGGAATCTATCATGACAACAGGAAATCTTTGAACACTCTGAAAGAGCATTTCTTCATGATATATTTCTTTTGCACGATTCCATCTTGAATTAAATACAATTTTATAATTACCAATAATGTCATGAAATCTAAATCTTCGAATCAATCCAGGTTTATGTTTTTCTGTAATACCTTTTATATGCCCTAAATCATTCATTCTTCTCTCAAAATTCTGGACACGATTCTTCATCTCTCTCATGTATCCAACATCACCATATTGATATTGTGAATTTCCAATATAAATAATATTTCGACGAAATGAACTTGATACAAAGAATTGAAAACATTCTTTCATCGCTTGAATATATCGTCCATCATATTGCCAAATGAGTTTGATTATTTCTTCTGGTAATTCTTCCATGTAATTTTTATTAAAAATATTCTTACACCTTTTTCTTATTAAAAATAATATAAAACATCATTTATATTATCAAGAATGAATAGAGTAGAACAAATAAAACAAATTCAAAATGAAGCATTAGATTTATTTATCAAAAAAAATATAGACTATGGCGACGCATTCGCAAAATATGGGGTTATCGGTGTTTTAATGCGTATAGAAGATAAACTACAACGCTCAATGTCTATAACAAAAAATGGAGTAAATTTAATAAACGATGAAGGCATACGCGATACACTTATCGATTTACATAACTATGCTGCGATGGCGCTAATGTTGTTAGAATAAGTGTTTAAAATAAAATGGTCTGATTCAGCAAAAAAATTTAAATAGGGATGAAAAAAAAATGGGCCACCTGCCCTTTTTTTTATTTTAGAAGAAATAAGGAATATTGTTCTCGAACCATCCGACCTCAAGATCGCAAAAGAAGATGGTCGGATTTGTGCTTACATGATGAATCTCGTAGGTTTGGTATGGTAGCCTTGCGTAGCCAATGTCCGTATCTGGATTGTAGTCGAAAATGATCTCGTGGAGTGGAGGAAGGTTTAGAGGTTCTGGAGGTGCAAGAAAATATTCTGGAGGTTCAGGAAGATCTTCTGGATTTGGGCTAATTGGTATTGGTGCAGGATCATCAACCCATATTTCTTCATCCAATGTTTGATCCCATTCTATATCACCATCTTCAGACGCATCATCTTCAGAAGCATCCTCATATGGACGAATTGTTTCTTCATCCCAATCAATCAGAAACACCATCTGATTGTTCGCATCTAGAACAAAACTTACCGTGTCATTGATACCGAGAATATTATAGTTGATATTCCCAATGTGCACCATGTAGACGTTTTCATCATTTACCATTTCCTCAAAAACAGTTGCCATGATCATCTGACCAGTGACTAGATCTCGGAGAAATTCAGGCATAGTTGATTTTAATCTTTTATAGTTCTTTTAGCTGACAGGCTTCAATTTTTTTTAAATCCGTTGAATTGTTCTAATCTTTTTTGTCGAAGCTCTTCTCGAGTCAAAGGAACAATGGTATCTTTAGTCAGTTGAAGACCATCACCCTTAAATTTACTAGGAGGAGGAACATCTACAAGTGCACGTTGTTTTTCTGGCAAAGTATAAGTTGGTTCAATGAAATCTACTTTAATTTCATGATTTGCAACCAAACCTACATTTATTCCCTGACATATGGTTGCTTCTATCCCTAATTCGTGTAATTCTCGATTTAAATCATCTTTATAATCTTCCATTGTTTCACGATCATGAGTAGTGAATGTTTCGACTTGAAATGTAATGAAATTTTTTTGTGGATACTGATTACATGAAAATGAAAGTGTAAATGTTTGACCTTTATTTACAAGAGAAGATGATTCGAGGTACATGGTGAGTAAAGAATCTATTGTACAATCTTGTGGAAAATCACCTTCGATACGTTTCAAAGATAAAATATCGACTGTTGGAATGTTATAGGCTATTACTAATTCTGCATAATCGGTTCCGTCATACACTTCATCACTTACGACAATACAAATACCAAAATAATCATCTTGTGTAGTATATTTTGGTTGTAAATAAATGGAACCAACTTTAAAGTAAAAAGGTATCATGATTTCTTTAGAAAATGTTCGTATCAAAGGTCCCGCCAAAGATTCTGAATATATGCATTCATTACCAATCAAACATGGTGCTTGTACTACGCTCGTGTAAAAACGATGAGATACAATACGAATCATTTTTTACAAATAAATTGGAAATTTTTTCAATTTTATTTTGGTATTTTCAAAAAATAGATACCGATAATAATAAAACAGAGACCTAAATATTGAAGAGGGTGATGAAATCTTTCTCCCAATAAAAAATAAGCTGCTAAACTTTCTATCAGGGCACTTGAACCATCCCATGCACCATTCACCATCAAGACAGATGATTTTTTAAGTAAAAAAATCAATAACACAACTACACCAATATAACCAAGAATACCAATAGTTAAAAAATAAGCATTTCCATTCGTTGCATATTTTTTTAATGCAAAATCACCAATAATTTCAACAAAACTTAGGGCTATGATTTCTAATATCATACTATATCTTTTGTTTTAAACATTGTTGATCAATTTGTATAGATTCACATGGTGTGTCTTTGGGTATGATTTGAATAATACCTTTTGATTTTGTACCTTTCAATGGTTCCGTGCATCCTTTTTCTTTAACTGGTTCATTTATGGTACAACGAGCACGAAAATGTTCATAACGCTCACGAACATCACAATAGGAAAGACCAGATTTTTTTCCAAGCATTTTATTGATCAATTCATGTAATTGGTAAACATACCTTGAAAAAGTATCTCTGTTTTTCATATGTGACATGGTAAGTGGTAATTGTTTAAAATTTTTTTCTAAATTCATTCGACAATATTTACAAGGCAATACATTTTCCAAATTCAAAATCAATTCGCGATAATGATGTTTTTGTTCTTTGGTAGGTTCTACAGGATAATTGAAACTCATGGTATGTAAAAAATGCCATAAACTTGGTCCCCATACTGTAGTCAACATACCATCTCCACTTTTGGAATCCGATGGTTTGAATACTCTACGTGTTTTCATACTTTATTCTACGACTTTTATTTTTTTGACACGTGGAAGCTTGACACCCAATGTTTTTTCTATTTTTGCAATAAACGCATTATTTGGAATGGCTGTGCCATTTTCATATTGTTTGATGATAGGAGCTTGAACCACAAGTACTCTAGCAAGATCTTGTTGTGTCATTTTTTTAACCATTCTTGCTTGTTGAATTGCTTTACCAAGATGTGAAGGAATTTCGATTTTTGTATCCATGGATACCTTAAAAATATAATAAAAATCAATTTTAATGGTATTTTTATCAGGCAAAAGAAAAGAATCAAGAATTATAAAAGATATAGTAGATCCTTTTTTATCGAATCAAACAGTGCGTAAAAATTGGAGACATCCACATTATAAAAAAATGATTGAATTGATAGAAACAATACCTATTCAAAAAACAAAAGGTGATTTGGAATATAAAATTAAAACCACTTTGCGTATTTTACCTGAATATGAATTGTATCATCAATTGTATGGAATTCCTAAAAATTATGATTTAACCATTTTGAATAAACTTAAGGACTATCATTCTAAAAATTATCCCCTTCTGAAAATAAAATATAACTTAGATATATGTCATCATACGAGTTAGCAGTTTTAGGTAAATCAACTTTTGCCATATCACCTATTTGTGAAAATCATACTGTATTTTTAAATCCAATTCAAATAACCGCGTCTGATTTTCAAAAATTATTTTTCAATGAAAATTCTTTTTGTATATCTACGGCTACGTCTACTGTATCATGTATTACTTTTTCAGATCAAAACATATCAATGGCAACTAGTGGTTATTATCCTACAACTTTACAAGTATTAGATTTGTATGAATGTATTTTTGAATATGCATTATATGATTTGAATTTATCTTCAAATAGTATTAGTCCTATTGCAAAAGTAGAATTAAGGAATGAATTGTCTTATCTCACATTATCGTCGTTAGATATTATTACTTCTACTAGATATTCTACCATCTCAGATTCTATCACCTCAGGAAATACATTTACTATTTCTGTTGTATTTAGCAACAAGAATGCTTGTATTAAACCAGTAATTATTAAATTTCCATATTTGATATCTGCTTCAACAGTATACCCTCCCGCAACTACTACTACAACAACAACCACTATAGCATAAAATATTTTTCTATAATATGTGCAAGAAAACGTGTAAAGGAATGAATTATAATGAGTATTACGCTTCCAAAAGGTATGAGTGTACTTGTCCTACGTCATGTCCCATACCACCCTGCCCCATACCATGTCCCTGCCCCATACCTTCTAAACCTGTATGTGATATTTTGATTGGTCAACCAAAACAATGTCCTATACCTAATCCTTGTTATTCAAAACCTGTATGTGATATTTTGATAGGTAACAACAAAGTTTGTCCAATTCAAACACCTTGTCAGGCGGTACCTGTATGTGATATTCTTGCTGACACGTGTGGATGTTAAACACGTTTTAAATGGATAAAGGATAATACTAATTCAGTATATGTCGTTCGATTTACAAATAGATAATTATGAATATCAAGATTTTGTAAAACTGTTTCAACTAAAGGGATACAAACCCCAATCTTCTTTGATTGAAAAAAAATGTGCTTTAGTCAAAAAAACATGCACACCTGATATTTACGAGTTTTTTTACAAATCTGGTAAAGCAATAGAATGTATTCACGAAATGATTCAACGTTCTGAATTACAAACAAATGATGCATGTATCAATGATATGTTGGATAAAATTATTGCCATACCATCATTTGAACATTTTGATGTAGGAACATTAATTGAAAAAATAAAACCTCCTTTACCAGAAATCGTTGTACAATCGTATGCAAATCCAATTGCACATGGTAAACTCAACACCATCAAACGAATGATACAAATGCAAAATATACATTTGAATAGTTGTTTTCGACAAATGCCTTCTTTATCTACTGATTTTGATTATATTCTTCCTATGGAAATCAAACATGTTGCTTCCATGCGTTTAGCTTCCATTGAATTACCCAATACACGTTGTTTATTTTCTTGTAAACAACAAAACAATACATTCAAAATAAAAATAGGTGATCAATGTATTCAAATTGTCATACCCGACGGAAATTATACCAATGATAGTTTAGAAGACTATTTGAATAATACCTATTTTCATACTACACTTTTACAAATTCATTTTCAAATTGATGAACAATTTCATACCATTTTTGAATCGGAATGTCCCTTTTCTCTTTATTTTGAAGGTGGATGTGGTTGGATTTTGGGCTTTCGACAAGCATGTTATTTAGATACGACTAAAGTAATATCTGAAGGTTTATTCGATGCTATTGGTGATAGATATTTGTTTTTAAGTGTAGAAGATTATCAGTATAATACCAACATTACCAACATTGTAGGATTAGACAAATCATTTATTGATAAATCAATTTTGGCAAAAGTACCTATGAATGATGAAAAATTAGCTCTCATTATCCATGATACCAATCCTTTGTGTAAAACAAGAGTATACAATGGTCCCATTACATTAAAAAAAATTCATGTAAAATTATTAGATAAATTTGGATATGTGATTGATTTGAATCAAATGGATTTTAGTTTTACTTTGGAATTAGAACTCATTTATGAAAATTTCTAAATGAGATTACACAAATTAAAATATATAACTTATAATATGAAGTATCTTTTATTAGTCTGTGTTCTTGTAGTACTTGCTATGTTTTATTTAAATTCTGATACTTTTCAATTGAAATGTATCGTTTCTCAAAAAGATGGTAACAAATATTGTGTACGCGATTCTGCGCATTTACAAGAAAGTGTAGAATTATTAGCAGAAGCTACTGAAAGAATGAAACAAATAGTCATTTACTTGAAAGAAAAATTTCCAAAAGATGAACGGGTACATCTGTTGGTGAAAAACTTTAATCCACACCGTATTGTAGAAACATTACCTACTAGTGAATATACAGCCTATAGTGAAGACAAAGGTCAAAAACTTGCGTTTTGTTTACGAAAATATAAAAATGATATGAAACTAATTGATCTGAATACACTTACTTTTGTCGCTTTACATGAATTGACACATTTGATGACTAAATCGATTGGACACAAAAAAGATTTTTGGGACAATTTCAAATTCATGTTAGAACAAGCCAATGAAATTGGTATTTATCAACCGGTTGATTATTCACAAAAACCATCTGAATATTGTGGTATGACGATTGACAATAATCCTTTTTATTAAAAGAATAAAAAGAAAAAGAAAAAGAAAAAAATAAAAAGAACTAGTTGGTACAACTTTTGTTTTTACACCTTTTTACATTTCAAACACCGATTTAATATAAAATTGAAACAAAATAAACTTATTTTATTATACACAACAACTACAACTAGCATAATGACCGAACTAATCCGTATTCCAAATATTGAAAACTATACTCAGGAAATTATTAATGGAGAACTTATACTTACACCAAAAAAACAATACATGACAGAGAATGAACTTAATATCACGCAGATTGCCAACTCAACGATTGAAGAATGTTTAATCAAAAAAGAAGAAGAAACCATATCAACAAAGACGAGGTATCGGTCTGTTTTACTTGATATATGGAAATCTATGCCAACTCAAAAAATATTACAAACCACTACATTTAATTTCAAATTAACAAATGAAAATGGCGAAAAAGGTTATAAATGGTGCGATGATATCCATATGTCATTTCAAAATAAGGATGCGAGAGGAACACTCAAAGAAATACTTAATATGGTTAAAGTAAATAAATTAACTATTAAGTTGTCTATTAAATTAGAAACAGGTAGAATTGTTCATTTTAAAATAGAATAATCGGCGTTTGAAATGTAAAAAGGTGTAAAAATACAACATTGATATTATTACGATCTTTCAAACCATGTTTATAATACACACGTCCGCCGGGTTCATATGTAATATTTTTTTCTTTTTCAAACTTTCAGTCAAAGATATTTTTTTATGTGACCCCGGAATAATTTCTAATTGAGCTTCATCAAAATAACAAACGAGTGTATAGATGGGGATTTCTTTACCTGTATAATTGTATACATCTGAATGAAGAACAGATGCATCTGTTGAATTATTATTATTACTGAATCTAGCTTTTACATAAATGGCATCTTGTAATTTAAATTTAGGTAACAAGATAACATCAATAAACAATAAACTCTTTTAGTTTTGTATAATCTACTTCTTTTCCCATACACGATAATCCATATTCGTACTCTTCACTTGTCAAATCATTTGATACAATATATCCATCTTTCATAATTTAAATATATATATTTTTATTAAACTATGATACCCTTTATTTATAAATACATGCCAAAAAGTATAGACGACTTTGAGCTAGACTCAAAGTCTTCTTTGTCTTATCATACCAATGTCTTGTTGTTAGGACCAGAACGATCAGGAAAAACAACGCTTTCTTCTTTATTAGTAAAATCTATTGAACCAGACCAAGTATTGTATATTAATGTTTTAAAAGAACAGGGTATACAATATTATCGTAATGATGTTAAAACATTTTGTCAATCAACGACACAAAATAAAAAAATTATCGTGGATGGTTTAGATGAAATGAATGAACAAACACAACAAATTTTTTTGAATTACATAGATACCTATTCTTCGATACAATTTATTTTAACAGGAACAAATTCACAAAAAATAATGGAAAGTATTTATTCCACTTGTATGGTAATACATTTAAAACCTGTAAGTGATGAATATTTATGTTCCTTGATTGATAAAATAGGTATATTAGAATCAATACATATCGAAGAAAATGCAAAACAATATCTTGTTTCTTTGACAAGACCTTCTGTAAGAACGTTGTTAAATTATTTAGAAAAATACAAAATTATGGATATTCCCATCACAATAGAACATCTTCAAAAAACACATACTGATATTCCATTTTCTTTGATGAATACATTCTTTCTTCATGTTCAAGAAGGAAATAAAAAAGAAGCACAATGTATTTTAAATATGTATCAAGATGGATATTCTGTGATGGATATATTGGATGCTTGTTACGAATATATCAAATTGTCTTCTTTTACAGACATTTATAAGTACAAGTATATAAAAATTATTTGTAAATACATTGCTATTTTCAACATGATTCATGAACATCCAATAGAATTATTTTTCTTTTTAGAAGATTGTATTAACATTTCCAATGATTCTCACAATTTACACATGTAACGAATGTAGTCATGGGTTCATCTGCCGATCTGGTTTGTAACTGATAATACATACATTTGTTTCCTTTACATTTGAAACATGTAAAATCAGTTGTGTTTGAAGCTAATTTGTTAGAAAATAGATACTCTGCACGTTTTTCATCACGATCTATCAAAACCTTCCATTTTAACAAATGAAGTTCATGGACTGGTTTGAATGCAATCAAGTGTGGTGTATCCATACTTTGTATTAATTCTTTGTTGATATTGTACAAGATGGATTTCATTTTTGATAAATAAATTTCACAAAATAACGGATTTGACCATTGTTTTACTATTTTTTTTTCTGTTGCTTGTCGAATACTATAGTTATAAATTCCAATCTCTATATTTTCACTCAATAATTCATTTTCTGTAATAGTTGTCAAGGCTTTACGAAATTTAATACGAAGATCCTGGGGGTGAACAATTGTTTGCATTGATAAAAAGAATAGATTCTTTTTAAAATCAATTTTAATATAACAATTTACACAGTATAAGGTTCTTCTTCTAATTCATTGTCAGAAACTACAAACCCGTCTTTTAAATATCCATGACTATATTCACCTTCTGGTACCTCTTCTTCTTCGTCTTCTGTTTCTTCAATATCTTCAAATTGCATGATGGATTCATAAAAATCATTCCACATTTCAATCGTAAGATCACCAGATGGATTTACCAAAAGACAACTGCCAAAATACAATACATTATCCATTGGAGGTGGAAATTCATATTTATTTTCATGACCAGCTTTTCCACGTTTTTTTCCATACATTTGAATGTCATGCGTCAATGTTTTCCAAGTATGTTGGAGATTTCCATAGGTTTTGTAACCAGATGGTTTTGATTCTGTCGTCATTTCACCATTGGTATGAATTACTACGACACTCATTACCATAAGAAATTAAATCTATTTATATTCTTTTCCTTTACATGAATGTAAAAATTCATATATTTAATTATTTAAAGATATGTAACAATGTAAATTATGGAAAATATGATAGTATATCAATCACCATTTCCAAAACGTCGTGTAGGTAAACCAAATGATGGTGGATATGTCATTGTTTCTTTACCTGGAGAATATGATCTTTTCTTATCAGGTGGTATTTCCAATGATAGTAGTTTTGAAGAACAATTGTTAAGTATTCATCCAATGGAATGTTATGCATTTGATGGCACTGTTGATTTTCAGTCTACTGACAAAATAAAATTTGTAAAACAAAATCTAGGAAATAATACAAACAACACTACGAATTTACATGAATATATGATTGGAAAAGAAAACATATTTATGAAAATAGATATTGAAGGCCATGAATTTCGATTGATACCTTCCATCATTCAAAATGGAGATATTCAAAAGATAAAACAATTGGTTATTGAAATACACAGTCCTGCAGATATTCAATTACATCCAGTTTATTATAACGGACTTGGTGATATTGTAAATGAAACCATGTTTCAGATGTTGCACGAATTAACCCTTACCCATACATTAGTACATTTTCATGCAAATAATGGACCACCTATTCAAAAAATTAACGGAATTGATTTACCACATGTGTTTGAATTGACATGGATACGTAATGATTTTGTTCAAGAAAAAATACGGAATACTATTCCTTTTCCTACCAAATTAGATATGAGAAACATTATCCATAATCCAGATTATTCATTCCAAGGGTTTCCTTACACTAATTAGGTACATATTTTAAAAAATGTTCTTCATATTCCTTGGTACCACGTTTTAAAGAAGAATGTAAACGATTGTTTTCTTCGCGTAAATCAGCTAAAGTTTTTTGTTTGCCATAACAATCAAGTACAAAACGTTTTAATACACCTTTTTGTGCCAAACGATTTTCTTGTTGTACTTTAAACAACACACTCGATAAACACAATAACCTATTTTCATCAAAATACTCACGGTTAGAATACATGAAAGCTAGATAATAACTAAGCAATGTATCAATGGTTCCAATTTTTAATTGAGATGAACCATCTTGAATAACATTATAACTGTGACAAGCCGTTGGTTCAAATACGAAAGCAATATATTCTCCATCTACAGAAATAGAATAATGTGTAGAGACTAATTCACCAATGGGTTCATGTTCTTTTGTGGTAACTTGATACCCTTTTTTCTTTAATATTTGAACGACCTTTTTTACAGTTTCTTTTGGTTTTATTGACAATACATCAAAATCAGGTATATTTTTAAGTTGTGGTACTTTGGTGTGTACAGTATACAATGCATTTGCATATCCACCAATGAAAACAACACCTTCTTCAACAAAAGTTTTTTTGGTCAATGTAAACAATTCTGGTTCATCTCGTCTTGATGAAAAATGACGTTGTAATTCACATTTTTTGTGAATCAATGGATAATTCTTATTTAATAAATTTAATCTTTTTAGAATTTTTTCCCATCGTGAAACATCACCCATGGGTCTAGATAATTCTAAAAACATAGATTGTCTTAAAAAATTTGCAGGTGCATACATTATATTTTTTTTGATAATAGCAGATTTTTGAATAGATTCATACAATTCTGCATGTAAATAAGTAATATCCGCAACACCCATGTGATTGACAAATACCTTGTATGTTCCATGATGAACACCTGATTTGGCTTCTATATCTTCAAACCCTTTTTTTGCATATAAATCAGCAAGATTTTTTGCCAATTCAAAAGCATTTGGTGAAAAAAAGTCATAATCGGGTAATTCATAATCATAATCGTAAAATTGGTCTTCTTTGGGTAATATGTTGTTGATGGCTGTTCCCCCATAGACAATACATTTGTGTTTAGAAATAAATTCCTCTACAATCTTAATAATTTTTTTGGTTTCAGGCGATTGTAGTAATCTTTGACCTTGTATTTTTTCAGATTTATCTACAGATGATCTTAAAATGGCTAATTCACATTCTTCAAACGTTAAATTCTTACACATAGTATATAAAAAGAAAAACTTGATAATTACGAAGAAATTTTTGAAACTGTATTATCATAATTATTTATTACCCATACATATGTACCATCTGATGAAATTGAATAAGGAAGGTTACCTACATGGATGGTATTTATAACGGTACTGGTTGAAATATCAATTTGTGAAACTGTATTATCACCTACATTGGTTACCCATACATATGTACCATCCGATGAAATGGAATAAGGATAATTACCTACATTGATAGTGTTTACAATTGTGGATGAAATATCAATTTGTGAAACTGTATTATCAGTAAAATTTGCTACCCATACATTTTTACCATCAGAAGAAATACCCAAAGGTGCGTTACCTACATGAATTGTGTTTACAACTGTGAATGAATTATCAATTTGTGAAACTGTATTATCAAGAAAATTTGCAACCCACACATTTGTAACATCTGAAGAAATAGAATAAGGATAATTACCTACAGGAATTGTATTTATAACGGTACTGGTTAAAATATTAATTTGTGAAACTGTATTATCAGGATAATTTGATACCCATACATATGTGCCGTCCGAAGAAATACTGTCAGGTCTGTTACCTACATTAATTGTGTTTGTAACTGTACTGGTTGAAATATTAATTTTTGAAACTGTGTCATCAATATAATTTCCTATCCATACATGTTTACCATCAGAAGAAATGCCAGAAGGATTATTACCTACATGGATTGTACTTATCGTACCAGATGAAATATGAATTTTTGAAACCGTATTATCACTACTATTTGTTACCCAAACATTTTTACCATCTGAAGAAATACCAAGAGGAAAAATACCTACATTGAATGTATTTATTACATGAGATGGTACAATCTGTGAAGTAATAGAAGGAATATGTACTCCATCTGCACGATTCCATCTTCCACCAAACATGCTGTTACCAGAACCAATACCTCCTAATTGATTCATATATACTAATTTAAATCTTCCTAAACCATTGGATTCACTTCGAACGGCTAAACTTGACCAATTGTCTAATCCAACTCGTGAGGTAATACCTTGTTTTTTGTTACCACCACCAGTAGAAAGATTTACGTTACTCTTGTATATGGTTGAACCAGCATTGCCTGCACCCATCATTCTTGACTTTCCCATAAACAATATTAATTTATATCTTAATTTTTGAAACTGTATTATCATTATAATTTGTTACCCATACATATGTACCATGTGAAGAAATACCTGCAGGACCATTACCTACACTAATTGTGCTAACTGAACCTGTTGCTATATTAATTTTTGAAACTGTATTATCACCATAATTTGCTACCCATACATATGTACCATCTGAAGAAATACCTATAGGAGTATTACCTACATGTATTGTACTAACTAAACCTGTTGCTATATGAATTTTTGAAACTGTATTATCACCATAATTTGCTACCCATACATTTGTACCGTCTGAGGAAATATATTGAGGAGTATTACCTACACTAATTGTACTAACTGAATTTGTTGCTATATGAATTTTTGAAACTGTATTATCGAGAGTATTTGTTACCCATACATTTGTACCGTCTGATGAAATATATTGAGGATTATTACCTACACTAATTGTAGTAACTGAACCCGTTGCTATATTAATTTTTGAAACTGTATTATCAAAAGCATTTGCTACCCATACATTTGTACCATAAGAAGAAATACCTGTAGGACTATTACCTACACTAATTGTACTAACTGAACTTGTTGCTATATCAATTTTTGAAACTGTATTATCACTAGTATTTGTTACCCATACATATGTACCATCTGAAGAAATACATTGAGGAGCATTACCTACACGAATTGTAGTAACTGTACTTGTTGCTATATTAATTTTTAAAACTGTATTATCGAGAGTAATTGCTACCCATACATTTGTACCGTCAGAAGAAATACCTGTAGGAATATTACCTACAATAAATGTATTTATTACATTAGAAGGAAGAGTTTGAATAGGAAGAGTTTGAATAGGAAGAGTTTTATGAACTCCGTCTGCACGATACCATCTTCCACCGAACATACTATGTCCAGGTCCAATCCCTCCTAATTGATTCATAAACACTAATTGAAATCTTCCTATACCATTAGATTCTGTTCGAACGGCTAAACTTGACCAATTGTCTAACCCCACACGTGAGGTAATACCTTGTTTTTTGTTACCACCACCAGTAGAAAGATTTACGTTACTCTTGTATATGGTTGAACCAGCATTACCTGCACCCATCATTCTTGACTTTCCCATAAACAATATAAATATTATTTTTCATAGATGAATAGTATGGATAAACAATTAGTCAGACAACAAATAAGAGAATGGGTAAAATTAGATGAAGAAATGGAACAACTCAAAAAAAGATTGAGACAAATCAATGAAAATAAAAAAGATATTTCTTCAAAATTATTGGTAGTGATGAAAGAACAAGAAATTGATGAATTTGATTTAAATCAAGAAGGAAAAATTGTAAGGCAAGTGAAAAAAACGAAACAATCACTAAGTAAAAAACAATTGATGACTAGTCTTCTTCATTATTACAAAAATGAAGGAGAAGCAAAAAAAACAACTGAATTTATTTTGAATACACGACCTGAAAAAATAAGTGAAACATTGTATAAAAAATAGATGATTAATATAAATGGATTTTATAAATCGTCTTGCCCTAACAATCCTTTATTCTATTGTATCCATTGTAGTGATTACAAGCATCATGTCTTTTTTTTTAATTGAACCAGCTTCTTACAATCGATATTTATATTTTATGATACTTCTTCTTATATTTCATCTTTTTTTGTAATTTTCTTGTTTTCCTAGATCCTCCACATGCACCTGCACTTTTTCCAACACAACCGTTGTATTTACTATTCGCATCCATTTGCATTTGTTTTCCAGCAAGTTTTGTTAAATTATCATTTGTATTTGTTCCTACAGGTAATCCACCCTGACGAAATTGAGGAACGGTAACTGCACCACCACTTTTCGCCAATGCATTTTGTTTTTGTGTCATATTATTTTTGTACGCAATTTGATCTTTTGTCGTGATTCCTGTAGTTTTGTATGCAAATTCTCTCATTACGTTAAAGAAAGAAAATAAAAAAAAAATAAAATAAGTATGTTGAGTCAAAGTGATCGTTATCAATTATCAAAAATGATGGATCAAAACCAATTTGTAGACAAAACGGAACAAATACGTGAATCTAAACATAGTGGAAAATTAAGAGACAATATTATTGCTTTACTTCGTATTAAAAAAGAAAATCAAGGATTAGACAAAACCAATTTAGAAACATTAGTATTAGCAGAATGTCATTTTCTTTTTTATGAATACATGGAATTATATAATTTGTTGATAAAAGAGGATATGGATGAATCCATATTATTTAAACTCCTGGACGTATTGAAAGATATTGAAGATGGAAAATGTGATCAGACAGAAGGGAGTGTTCGAGTAGGAACATTACTCAAGGAAATTTATATTGATAGTAAATTGGCGGAAACAAAAAAACGCGATGAACTATTTGCTTCTCCTGAACCTTTGAAACCAAAGGTAATTAGCTGGAAAGAGTACAAACAGAAATAAAATGTATAATAAAAGTATGACCAATAGTATTTTTTCACCCAGAGTTACGAACACAACACAGCAAGGTAATTCGAATGTTGCACCGTTAGGGGAAGCTAGTCAAATACCTTTAGAAAGGGCAATGATTCGTCGTGTATTTCCAACCAATTCTACTTTTCAAGGAAAAGCTGTTTTATCAAAACAATGGGCACAAACACCATTTCGTGTATCTTTCAATGCAGGGGACTTATTAGTTCGTCAAACAGAGCCTGGTGGACACAATCAAATCAAAGGATCTGTTGGTGTTGGACAATATAGATACAATATAGGATTAGTGGATGGTGTAAAATCTGGCAATGGTGCATCTGGAAATCAACATTATGTCTATGATTCTTCCGATTATATTCGATTCAAACGTCTTCAAGCAAAACAAAAAAATTATAACGATACTAGTTTTGGTGGATCTAATAATGGTGCATATGTTGCTACAATGGCGATTCGCCGTTATTAAATTCTAAAGTGTTTGAATCGTTTCGTCTTTTTTCCACCCTTGGGTTCTGCCATAGATCCTATTACAGTACATTCTCCTGCAATACATTCTGCACGATCTTTTTCACTTTGAAATTCAATAGGTGGAAATGCTTCACGTGGTGCAACTTCTGCTTCTATAGGATACATATCTGGCACTTGAACATTTGGATACTCAGAACATCTTAACCATTGGTACAATAAATGATCTTGAAGACTAGGTAATATATCATCGATCAACATGTGTATAGGCATAGAATAATCGTGTGATTCCTCAGAAAGACCCAAAAAATGAGAAAATGCCATTTTTTCGTCTTCTTTAACAAGACGACTTCTTCCGAAATCAATCAACATCAACGGTGTTACATCTAATATATTTCCTAAATGATAATCACCGTGAGATACACCACATTCATATGCCATAAATAATAATCGTCTTGCTTTTTTAATTTTATTTTGTACGGTTGGAAATGACCATATCATTTGATTCATAGTAGTTGAATACAAAGGACGTCATGGACTAAATGATTCCATAAATAATATACCTAACGTTTTCCCAACACCATCAACTGGATCGACACCTTGTGAAAAAATTAACGTTTCTAAAAATAATTGTGGAAAAAAATCTGGTAATGTTTCTACTTTCAATTTGAAACTACCTAACACAGATGGACATATTGCAGTTGAAAATTTTTCTAAAGATGTTTTGTATAAATGTGTTTGTATACGGATTTCTTTATCAAAGTCTGCTTCTTCTGAAGGAACTACAAAATGTTCGTGTTTCTTCAATTTTAATTTGATATCAAATGGTATTAATTTAATAATAAATTGTTTTACTACTCTTCTATCACGTAAATCAATAAATCCAGAATCTTCACCTTGAAAAGTAACTACAAAAACATATCCATTGGCACCATTTGTTAAATATTCAAATGTGCTATATTTCATAACATTTCTAAACATTTCCAAAATGTCACCTGTTTTTTTAGTAACTACCCCTCCTTTTCTTGTTTTCATACTATTTATTTTTATTTTTATAATAGTATGATTCTAGGTGGTGGTATTTCTGGTTTGTATTCAGCCTATCAATTATTGAAAAAAAATCCTGATCGTCGAATTGTTATCATAGATAAGCGTGATCGATGGGGTGGTCGTGTTTATACTCATAAAGACAGTTATATGACAGTAGAAACTGGCGCTGGTCGATTCAATAATCGTCATCTATTATTGTTGGATTTGATTCATGAATTACAATTGGATCACACCATCATACCAAGTAGTTCACATTATGAACATGTGGATCCATCCCCTTACGACCTACAAACTACATTATCAAAAATTATTGTTGCAAGTCAAGTAGATGTATTTCATGATTTACGAAAATTATCTTTTTTAGAGTATGCTTCGAAGATTGTTTCGAAAGAAGAAATACAATTTATAGAAGATGCATTTGGATATTATGCTGAACTTGTAATTATGAATGCAAAAGATGCGATACGATTGATGAAAGAACTATTTTTGTCCGATTTTTATCAAATGAAAGGTGGATTGTCTCAATTGATTGATGCATTAGTTCGACGTCTTCAAACATTTCCCAATATTGAAATGAGATTGAATGAAACCATTTTGTCTATTCGTAAAGGATACACTGTAACTACAGACAAAGGAGTGTATCATGATACATTATGTATTTGTACCATGCCAAAAGATCCATTTATGAAACTAACATTCAGTAAACCGCTACATTCCTCATTGAAACAAATTACATGTGCTCCTTTATGTCGCATATATGCTACATTTGAAAAACCATGGTGGTCTAAGAAAAAAATGACTTCATCATCTCCTTTACGTATGATTTTACCTTATTCTAAAAATACGATTATGATTTCTTATTCTGATCATTATTATGCATTATTTTGGAATGATTTGTATACAAAATATGGTGAAAAAAAAGTAATTGAAGTATTGCAGTATTATATAGAGCAAGAATTAGGTATTCGAATACCTGTACCTCTTCGATTAAAAATATGTTTTTGGACATGTGGTGTGGGCTACTGGAACGTAGGTGCTGATAGTGAAGTACTCGCTAAAAAATTACAACATCCATTCCCTAATTTTTATTTGTGTGGTGAACACTATTCAGCAAAACATCAACAATGGATGGAGGGTGCATTAGAAACTAGTAAAGCCGTTTGTCAAATAATAAATGGATAAATTATGTGTGATCGAAGTGATATGTTATCAGTAAAAAAATGTGTACCACAATACATAGGACAAGGTCCACCTGGTCCACCTGGGCCTGCTGGGCAACCAGGACCACCCGGTCCAGCGGGTGCTTCTGGCATTGGTCCAACTGGACCTACCGGTCCCAAAGGTTCACCTGGACCCAGTAGACCACCACAATCACTTTCTTCTGTATTGTCTATTGGTAATAGTGCATTCAATCAAATTATTTTAAACAGTAGTACAAATACTTTAACATTAAACCCAGATGGTATGACAAGTACTAGTTTTTGTATGACAAATAACTTGATTGTTAGTGGTCATAATTTTCCACCTGGAAGTACAGCAGGAACTCCAGGTTATTGTATGTCTGCACCAAATTTAGGTGATTATGCTATTTTTACTGGAACACCTGTATATATTGATGAAAATGGTAATTTTGGAACTTATGGAGGATCTACAAAAGAAATCAAAAAAGATATTCGAGATATAGATGAACATGAAAGTGAATGTATTTATCAAATGAAACCAAAAAAATATTTTTATAAAAAAGATGAAACATCACAATATGAACAATTAGGATACATTGCTGAAGAAATGGGAGACATTGATAAAAAATTGACTGTTTATACAGAAGATGCTTACATAGATGTAAAATACGATCGCATTGTCGTGTATTTGGTAGAAGAAGTTAAAAAATTAAAGAAAGAAATAGAAGAATTACGTAAACATTATGAAAAAAATTGATTTGCATAAAATTCTTACATCTTCATCGATGGCTTCTCTATTTCTTAACGGTGCAACGGATGATCTCTCTACTTCCATTAACCTTGGGACTCCCAAGGTGAATGCTTCCGGTGGAAAAAATATTCCTATCTTTAATAAGTTGGCTCGAAATGGTCTCAAGGTGGAAACACCCATGATGTTGACCTGGGGCATTAATGAAAATCAATTTGATGGTTCTGATAAAAAGAGTTATGATATGAGTCTTCAGTTCCCTTCTTCTGAGTACATGCGTCAAGATACATCGGCTTTCTTGGAAAACATCCAAGGAATGGATGCCTACATCAAGGAACAAGCATGTATCAATTCAAAATTGTGGTTTGGTAAAATTCAATCCAAAGAGGTAGTCGATGCCTTTTGGACTCCTCTTCTCCGTTATCCTAAGGACAAGGCAACTGGTGATCCGGATTACAGTAAATCACCTACACTTCGTGTGAAGATTCCCTTTTGGGATGGACAATTCAAGTGCGAAATTTACAATGTCCAACGAGAACTTATCTTTCCAAAAGAAGGGCGTAGCATTTTGGATGTAGTACCCAAGGGTTCAGAAGTCAAAGTGATGCTACAATGTGGTGGTATATGGTTTGCAGGAGGTAAGTTTGGTGTCACATGGAAGCCATACCAGATGATTGTCAAGCCGAAGAATCAGCTTTTGCCTGGTGTTTGTCACATTTCTATCAATGAATCAGAAGTAAAGGTTGAAACAAAAGACATTACAGAGTTTATTGATTCGGATGAAGATCCAGAGAAGGAGTATGCACCAGTACCTGTACCAGATCCAGAACCAAAACCAGAACCAGAACCAAGCGAGACAGATGTTCCTGAAGTACCGGTCAAGGGGCGAAAGAAGGTAACGAAATCATAATCTTCTCTAACCGTTTCTTCTCTACTATAAATTCTAATTGATATAACGTCGATTCACATAATTTATCTTTTTTTTCATGAAATGTTTTTATTTTTTCTTTTAAAGTAGAAACGGTTAATTTTGTAGTACGTAATGCTCGTACCAAATCTCGTTTCTCTTTTTCAATCATTGCATATAGTTGTTTCAATTGTACTGCATAAGGTGTTAGCTCTGTATCCAATTCAAAAAAACTGGATAATTCTTCATACAGCATATCACTTGGGATACTATTTCCTGGATCAATTGCTTGAAATTGTTGTAAACATAATTCAAAATAAGGTGTTTCTACTATTTGATTGATGAGGGCAATACATTGTGCTAATTCTACATATGTTTTGGAATGTTCCCCTACATGAGGAATAATTTGTGTATGAAATGCTTCTACAAAATCATCGTTCAAAAAAAGTTGAATATCCATAATATATAACAGAATAATATGACAGATATGGAAGATATAGAAGATTTAGAAGTTGAATTATATAAAACTATTTATCCTTTTTCAAAAAAAATTGGAGAAACGTTAGGTGAAACTTTGCGTCCAAGAATTAGAGATATTAGTGAAGAAATATTATTTACATTACTAGAAGCATCTAGAGAATTAACTACACCAGATGAAGGGTTCGAAACTGTATCACCTGAAACTGTATTCATTACAATACCGGCTGGAACAAATTTATTTAGGACATATCCAAGTAAGGATGAACCTATAAAAGGAGATATTATTTTTTGTAATTCGTCACCTTTAAGTAATTCTCAAATAAGAAATCCTGTTAGCGTAAATGATTCTGTTGCAATACTTCGAACCACACGTGATATAAGATTAATAAATTATATACCAATTTCGATGCTTTTAGGTGCTCAAATCAAAGAAGGTGGTAATGGTAGAGGTTTATTTTCTGATTGTTGTGAATATCCAGTTGTAAGAAATTTTTGTAATAGATATGGCATTGATGGTATTGTACTTACAGATCAAGCAGATCAATATTCATTTACAGAGAATAGATATTTACCGCCTGAATTACATGTTGGAACAGAGTGTAGAAGAAAAATGAATGAAATAGCAATACAAGATGTTTTTGAAAAACGTGCATTTATGTCATTTTCAATTACCACAGTACCAAGTATCATTGGTGCAATTTATCCAGAATTTATTCTTTGTATAAAAAATAGTGATTATCCATTTGTAATCGATCGCATGCTACCAATGGCTCTTGCTTATTGCAATGATAGTTTTTTACACCAATATACTGTACCTAATTTGATTCCAACAAATCTTTCCGATAATTGGTTTAGAATAGAAGGAAATCTTATTTATCCAACAGATGAATTAATTAATCGTCAATATAAATTAAATAATAATAAAATAAGTGAGACTTATGTGCTTCCATATTTATATGATCGTGAACAAAACATCAAAGTAGCATATCATTTTATCGAATTGATGATACCATTGTATCTCAGTGGTGGAAAAAGAAAAAATCAATCAAAAAAAAAGATATCAAATATAAAATTGAAAAAGAAACACATAAAACTTACAAAATGGAAGAGATATGGAAAAACTTTAAAAAAGAAGTTCCTGAAATAAATATCAATGAATGCAAAGAATGTAAAAGTGACATTCAAATGACTGAAGATGGATTTTATACTTGTACGAATCGTACATGTGGTGTCATATGTATTCAAATGATTGATATGTCTGCAGAATGGAGATTTTACGGTGAAGATTCTTTTACGTCCAATCCAATACGTTGTGGTATGCCTATCAATCCTTTGCTTCAAGAATCATCTTTTGGATGTAAAATTTTATGTAATGGAAAAACACCTTATGAAATAAGAAAAATTGCACAATATGCAGAATGGAATTCTATGCCTTACAAAGAAAAAGCTCGATACGATGAATTTCAACACATTACGTTGATATCAAATAATGCGGGTATACCCAAAATGATTGTGGAAGAAGCATGCAAATACTACAAAAAAATTACGGATCATCGATCTTTTCGTGGATTGAATCGTGATGGTATTATTGCAGCTTCCATTTACATTGCATGTCGTATTCATAATTATCCAAGAACTCCAAAAGAAATTGCACGTATCTTTTATCTAGACACTACTAGTGCAACTCGTGGTTGTAAAAATGCAATGACTATTATCAATGAATTGGAAAAATCTATGCCTCAAGAAGAACAAACAAAATATGCAAATACTGATCCTCATTCTTTCATTGAACGTTACTGTAGTAAACTATCGGTTCCTACCAAGTATACAAAGTTGGCACAATTTATAGCCATACAAATACAAAAAAAAAATTTAATACCTGAAAACACACCTTATTCTATCGCAGCTGGAATCATTTACTTTATTTCCCAAGAATTTGAATTAAGCATCACAAAAAAAGAAATACAAATGATTAGTGATACTAGTGAAGTGACCATTAATAAATGTTATCGTAAGATTGAGACATTGAAAAAAGATTTGATCCCTTCATCGTTTACCGCAACGTAGGATTTACACATTGTTCCATCGTAGAATAAACTTGTGTTGCACATGTTTTATCTACTTTTACACAACTTCGTACACCTTTCCATTCTCCTACATAACAATACCCTTTGGCTGGTCTGCTTTCTTCTGGAAGAGGTTTTGCAATTTTATTTACTATCATTTTTGATCCAATTGCGGTTTCATCCACTACAGTTTCTGCAACATTTTTTGTAGTTGACAATGATAAATTTATTATATTTCGAATGAATTCAATCAATGTGATTAAAAAAGATAAATGTGGACGAATCTTAAGATAGAGAAATAAAAGAACGGCTAGAATCACTAAAATTTTCAACCACATACTATATTCTTTTTTTTTATCATGAAGTACTATGGAAAATAACCATGTAATTTATAATACGCTACGTAAATTATGTATCTATAATTACAGTACTTTGGAATGTTTCAAAACCATACATAATTTATTTTATTATGTGTTTTCCAATATCAGTGAATACAAACGTAATGAATTAGTGAAATTATGGATGGATACCATGGTTTCTAGTAAGTCTTTTTCAGATTCTTATTATTCTAAACTTGTCTACGAATGGTTTCATAGTATAGAAAAAAAAGATGTCGTTGGATATCCAACTATTTTAGACAATACACAAGATATTGTAGATTTGATTCAACGATATAAAAACAAAGGTTTATTCGTAGATATTGGTTCATCCAATTGTCAATTAGCCAAAGATATTTCTAATTTGTTACATATGAAACCCATATCCGTGACTATACCTCATGGTCACAAAACACTACAATATCAAGAAATTTGTAAAGATAAAATTCATTATGACAAACATTTTATAAAAAATATACGTTCTCTTTCAGAAAAAGTTGGTGTGGTATTTTTCAATTATTCTTTACATCATTTTGGGAAAAAAGAATCTATTCAAAGAATATTGCGTGAATCTTATGGAATATTAGAAAAAGGTGGTATATTATTGATTCGAGATCATGATTCAAGTAATGATCTATTTATGGATTTACAACATATCGTATTAGAAATGAAACATTCAAATGAATTGTCTTTTTCACAATATCAAACACACATACAAGAATATATTCATTCTTTGCAAAGTCATTATTTTAATGTAAACAATATGAAACAATGGTGTAAAGAAATTGGTTTCACTTATGTATCTTCGAAAAAAAAGACAAATATGAAAGATATTTGTAACACAGAAATTGACATTTCAAATACAGTTTATTTATGTTTTCGTAAACAAGCAAGTACAAGAAAAATTAAGATATGATCGGTGTCCATTTTTTAAACGTATCATTCCATTTACATTCCATAGTTTTTGTAGTTTCTACAAAAGTATTGGTTGGATGAAAAAGACGATTCATTGCTTCACTACATGCATAAGTATCTATACATGCAATTGAATGTAACTTGTTGTCCTTGTATACTTCATAAATGTCACTTTTTGGTGTAGATTTGATTTGAAAGATTTGTGTATTTGGTTTGTAATGATACGTTATTTCATCTTGAACAATTTTAATAGTATGTACTTTATAAGATGCTTTGGTAGAAAATTCCGGTAAAAAAAAAAAAGAGGGTTTTATGTACATTGTTAACATTTGTTTCATTTTGTTTATTTTTTCAGAATAAGAACATTGTAATACTACTTGTTTGTAATGATAGACATTGTCCATAACAAAACAATGTTTATCTTTGATAAATACACCACTTACAATAGTACCATGTAAACAAGGATCAAATATTACAGGTACAGTCCATTGTTTTTTAGTTGTACGGTCGATAATAGTACATACATCTGTAAACCATGCATAACATGGTTTACCATGTGGTTCTGCAACATAAACACCAGAATTGGGTAATTGATTACATATTTTTTCAATAGAATGTAGTAAAGATGGAAAACTCATACTATTTCTGAAGGTGTATGTTTATATTCTTCTGGAATAGTATAAATTTTTTCTATTTTAGGAACAGTATATACGTCTTGCAAATAAGAATATAAATAATGACATAGTATTATCCCTATAAGTGTTAAAATAGCAGTATACAAAATAGACATACTTTACAAAATGTTTACATTCTAAAGCAAACGAACGTTTTTCAGGATTATATCCGTCATTGACATTCATATCTTTAGTTCTTCATTCCTCAACCTCCTCGGCGATGTCTGCGGGTTTTTCGTGAACGATTGTTTTTTCGGTTGGAACGGTTTCGTCTGGTCATACTATATGATTAGAAAAAAAATTGAACTTTTCCTTATAGTTTCTTAAAAATGTATTCGTTAGATATTACTATTCTTCGTTCTATTTTGAAACATCTACCATATCAACGTATAAATGAACCCATGTGGCAGAAAAAATTCCTAAATCATTATTTTTGTAATTGGTTTTCTTCAAAAGACTGTTCTTTCACAAAAAATGAAAAAAAAAATATTATTTCTTATATACATGAAAGAGGGTACCATCATAAAAATATGGTAGAAACAACAAACTTGTATGTTTGGTTGTATGCAGAAGAATGTTTACAGTATGATATGGTAATAAAAAATAAAATAAAAAATATTTTGTTGATTCAAAAAACAAACCATACAATTCTTCTTGTTTTATATAGATGTTTTCCATTTGGATTGTCTTCTTTGATTTTGTCTTTTATCCCTTGGATGTAAAATAACGATACAAAGAAACAGAAAGAAATAAAAGGATTGTAATGGTAATGGTTAAAATTGTTTCTGTCCATGAACCAATTTTGATGCGTTGATACAGTACATAAAACAATAATAAAACTACTACCGCTTTTATATAAAAAATTATTTTTTCTTGTGTATATTCTTGCATGGCATCTTCTAATAACTGTTGAGAAGTAATGTCTAATTCTTCATATGTTGTATAATTAGATAAATTACGTTCTACTTTTTTTAGTTTTTTAATTTCAACATCACCTTTTTGAATGTGACGATTGGCGGTACTTATTTTTTCTTTTATTAATATCTGTAAATCTTTGATTTTTTTAGTGATACCATTCAATAATGATAATTGTTCTGTATATTTGTTATCCATCTCCATTCGGTAAGAAGGATATTCTTTCATAGTTTTATTCAATTGGGTTACATAAGCTTGATGTAGTTTATTTTTTTGTGAATAAAAAACGTCTGGATCTTGACATTGCATATTGTATATCTTTAAAAAAATGTTTTTAGTTCTAATGTTTTGTCTAAAGAGGTATGTACAGGATTTGATAAAGGTACTACCAATGTGCTAGCATCTTGTAAATACTTTAAATATCCTTTTGCTTCTCCATACACTCTAGGAATACAATACTCAAATACGTAACGATTTAATTCTTCAATTTGTTCACGTATGTGATTGATTCTATTTTGTGAATGTTCTAAAAAAATTGCTCTCATAATCATTTTCAAGTTAGGGTTAGACTGCTGAGAAATAATAAATTTATTACCAGAAAGTTTATAGACACCCGCTCGAATACCATTTTGAAGAATTTGTTGATTCGGTTGAGAAAAAAAAGCTTGTGATAAAGGCGTATCTGCCCAATTTCCCGTCATGGCATCATTATAGGAAGAGGTATACACTGGTTTATCATACAAAGAAATAGGATTGGGTGAATGTAATAAATCAATTCTACCATTGGATTTCATACAGTAGAAAAATATTTTTTAAATGTATGAGTTTCAAAGAATCGGTTTTAATAGTGGCTATTATTGTTGTCTTTGCCTTGATGATCCTTATTTCTACCGTATTGAATCAAAAACAACATGATATACATGTAGATCATTGTCCAGATTATTGGTCCACCTCGAGGGAATCACTTGGTGGGTGTTTGAAAAGTGAGTTTGGATGTTGTCCAGATAAAATAACTTCTAAAATAGACAAAGATGGAAGCAATTGTACAAGTTGTTCTGGATCAGAATTTGGATGTTGTAGCGATTATGCTACTCCTAAAACAGATGCGGATGGTACAAATTGTCCAGTAAAATGTTACAATACACATCAATTAGGAACTGTAAGTTCTACTTGTACATCTATTCCTACAGAAATAGATTTTGGTACAGATACTTATACAGGTAATACAGGTCTTTGTAATAAGCAAACATGGGCAAAACAATGTAATATAACATGGGATGGTGTTACTAATGTTGCCAATGCCTGTTGAATTTTCTATGGATAATATATGATTCTTATTTGGTTACTTTTCTTGATACTAGCTTTAGTGTATCAAGTAAAAATAGAAGGATTTACACCTTTATGGGGAAAATATGAAACAAAGGATTATGGAGGAAATGATATTCAAAATTATCCATCTATTGGAATCAATGAATGTAAAAAAAATTGTATGAAAGAAAAAAATTGTAAAGGAATTGTAACAGATTATCAAGGGGATGGTCCTGGTAATTGTTGGTTAAAAAATAACATGGAAAATGGTACAGATAATAATCAACGATGGGCGTATAAAATATCTAGAAGGTAACATTTGGTAAATCACCTGCACCATGGAAACCTTCTAATCCTTGAAATAAAACGAGTCCAAGTAAAAGAAAAAATAATAAATAGGGGAACAATACAATCACCCAACTGATATTCTTATTCCATTTGCAAATGTAATTTAATAACCATGTCCATAATAAAATATAAAGAGCTTGCCCTACTAAAAAGATACCAGGTCTTGAATGAAAGCAAGAATAAGATCCTAAAGTAAATCGTGAACGATTTCCTATATTTTGTAAAAGAATCAAACTATAGGATATTCCAGATAATAAAAGATACAATTTTGCAGGAGTACACAGTTTGTCGAACCACTTCATATATTATCTTTTGATTAAATTTTGTGATAAAGGGCTTGGATTGACTGGTTCATATTTACCCATACTTGTATTATATGCTTTATGTAAATTATATCCGGTATCCCTTGCCATATTTGTAAGAAAAGTAGGAAACAATGTATTTCTAGCATCTCCTCCTTGTTTGTTCGAAACATTGGTAAAGATCGTTGGCTTTGTATTGTAAGGATAAAAATACTTGGATCCTCCTTTCCGTGTTTTACGTCTTACTCTTCTATTTTTTGTACGCATACTTATATAAAATAAAAAACTATTTTATGATATGTTCTTATTCTACAAAAAAAGCAATGCAATTGAGAAGACAACTTATTCAAAAAACAAAGAAAAAAAGATATCATATTTCATCATTACCATTTCATAAACCCAAACCAATCATTCCTCTACATATTTATCAGGTATGGCATGATTTTAAAGAAATGCCTATTTCTGTAAAAGAAAGTATTCAAAAAATCAAAGAACAAAATCCTGAATTTGAACATCATCTTTATGATGAAACCATGTGTCGTACATTTATTCAAGAAAATTTTCCTAAAAAAGTATTACATGCATATGATTCTATTATACCACATGCTTACAAAGCTGATTTATGGAGGTATTGTATTCTTTTTAAAAAAGGTGGTATTTATTTAGATTCAAAATATTATGGTGTAGAAGGATTCAAAATGATACAATTCACTGGTAAAGAATATTTTTGTAAAGGTGTATCCAATACGTTTTTCAGTATTTACAATGCCATTCTTATTTGTAAACCAAGAAATCGAATTTTAGAAAAAGCTATTCATAAAGTGGTAGAACAAGTTGACACACGTTATTATGGTTCTGTACCATGGTGTATTGGCCCTTTGATGATACGTTCTTTTTTCACAGATCGTTCTTTTGATGCGTTGGAATTAAGTCTTGATTATGTCAACAAAGTAAAAAGGTATATTAGTTATCAAGGACATCGTATTTTGAAATACAATGAATCTTATCAAAAAGAAAAGGCACAACAAACTGAACATTGGACAAAATATTGGGAAAAACGACAACTTTATCAACGTAAGATTCCGTCCATTTTATTTCAAACGTCAAAAGATGCACCTCTTCCCTACGTAGTCAAACAATTAAAAGAACAGGCCATTGGTTGGGAATATATGCATTTTACAGATAAAGATATTTTGCAATTTTTTAAAGATCATCCTTTGAAAGAATTTCCAGATATAGAAAAAGTATTTCATTCGTTTGAAAAAGGAGAACACAAGGCGGATTTATTTCGATATTATTTTTTATATGTAAAAGGCGGTGTATTCATTGATTCAGATGCTATGCTAGAAGTGGATTTAGATACTGTTGTACGTAATTATGAGTTTTTTTCAGTAGATAGTACACCTCTTGGTAAAAAAGCAATTTTTCAAGGATTCATTGGATGTATTCCAAAACACAAAATTATCCATGAAGCATTAAAAAATTTATATTCTATGACAGATTTGAAAGACTATGATATTGTAGTTAAAAATTTGTATACTATTTATCATACTTATAAAAATACACAAATGATATTATACCCAGAAAGATTTATAAACAAAAATAAAGCTGAAACATATAATGGTAAAATTATATTATTAACACATTATTGGAAAAAAGGATATGTCCCAAAAAAATAAAAAGATATAGTATGAAAACAATTTGGATGTATTGGGATAATGATAAAACATCTTTGATTGAAAAAATAGAAAAACACAATCAAATACATCTTCCAAATTGGAAAATAATTTATTTAAATGATAAAACGATTACCGAATATATTCATTGTTTTCCACTTCATTTCAATGAGCTTATCCCACAACATAAAGCCGATTGGATACGTTTGTATTTGATCTCTACTTATGGTGGTATATGGTGTGATGCATCTATTATTATAAATAGTGAAAAAGCAATGGATGAATTATGGGAAAAAACAAACACACATGATTTTGTAGGTTTTTATAATGGAAAAAAAATAAATGGGGTTTACGAAAAAATTGAAAATTGGTGTTTTGCTTCAAAAAAAAATGGTGTTCTTGTAACAAAATGGTTGAAAGAATACAATATAGCAATCGAAGAAGGTTTCAAAGCATATCGAGAACGTATTGTAAAATATACAAATTTAGATTTGTATATAAAAAAAAAGGAATTTATTGATTATTTTACGGTATATTTTTGTTTACAGCATGTGATGCAACATAACCCTTTACCGAATATGTACATGATGAATTCACAAAATAGTATGTTCAAATTGAGTAAAGTGTGTAGAGAAAAATACAAAGCAAAAAAAACTCCACGATGTGTGATGAATTTATTAAAAACAAAAAAAATAAAATTACCTTATATTAAATTAACACGTCACGAAAGAAAGACGCGTATTAATATAGATTCTTATTTCAAACATGAAAAATAATTTACGTTGGATCTTTCATATAAAGATATAAATATATAATACATAATGCAGTTCTATCGTCATTATATTACAGGACTACCCTATGCGCTAGTTCCTTGTACATATGTCAGTTTTTCATGTGCTATGTTTGAACTTATAAATGCTCGTGATATTATCTATCCACATCACAAGATTATGAATTATATGGGTCTTATTTCTATTGGCGCTTTTATTGGTGTAACTTATCCAATTAGTATGCCTTTATTAGCTGGAAGATATTTATACTGCAATCGTATCATGTAGATAATTATGAAGCATCGTATCGGATCCTTTATTTTCGATTTCTCCTGTAAGTGAAACATTAATATATATTTCACGAAGAACATCATCGGGTGCGGTAGATCCAACTTTATACAAACGTTTCGTTCTCAAAAAATTACGTATTTTGTTCATGGAATGTTTTTTCAATTTATCAATATCTCTATTGATTCCATCGTAAGTACCTTTGTCCTTAATCAATACACGAACCGTATCATTTTTTTTACCAAATGAACTATATTGTTTTACTGTTTTAGGTTTTTGTAATTGACGAAAGGTTGGTTTTGTTCCATTTTTCAAACATCCAAAAGTGGGTTCATTTGCTTTTGTTTCTACTTCTTTTACTTCTTTCATTTCATGGATTTCATCGATTTCATTTTCTATTTCAGGTTCTTTAGTCAATGCCTCTAATTCTTGTATCAAATCACTACCTTGTGATAATCGGTGTAACAATTCACGTTTTAATTGTTTACCGGTAGGTTTTTTTAATGTTTTATTTTTTTTTCGATCAAATAATTCTGGGCTAATTTTAATTTCTTTTGAACTCATACAGTAATAAAAAAAGTTAAATAAAGAAGATAAAACTTAATTTTATATTTTTACCATAAAAGGTTCATAAAAGGGTGCACGTTCAGATTCGGACATTTCTCCTATACCATCTACAATATCTTCGTCGGAAAGAAGAGGATAACAATATTCTAAACCAACCAACAACGCCTGAAATTTTGATTTCATCTCATGATGATTCTTTCTAGTCTCATATTCATCAAATACTTGATTAGATTCGGAAACGGCTGGAAAATGTATATCTCCATTTTTACCTTCTTGAAATGTAAACGTATAGTCTTTCAAAACTGGATTTGCTACATATACCCTTCGTCCAATCAAAGACAAACACGGAATAGAACTATGTTTCAATAAAATCCAACAAGATACTGAATTATCTTTATCAATCATATCTTGATAAATAGTTACAATGTTCAATGTTTGTAATGGAAAGTTAAAATTACGCCCACAAAGACATGCTTGTACCATATAATTTCGCATCTGGACATAAATCGATGGTATTTTTACGGTAATATCTACCATAGCTCCAACATTAGTAATGACGTCTACATCTTCTTGAACAATATCGGGTTTACATTTAACAGTAAACGATGCGTTCATTTCACTCCTTATCAATCGTGAACATTCTTCACCTGTCCACAAATTAAAGGAAATAGGAAAGATGGTTGGATGTTCTGTCATTGCATCTGGATAACTAGTAGTTTTTTTTTCACCAGATGCATCACCTTGTATATGGAAAATAACATTTCCTTTCAAGGATTGTACATATTCTACAGCACTTTGGTTCATAGGTCCTAGAAGAAAGACGTGTTTGGAATTGTAATGGATTGGTAATTGTTCTCTGGTAAATGATCCTTCTAGATAATTGGTGGACAACCCTGAGACCATTTTAGAAGGTCGTGGTGTATCCTTGTATTCTGTTGGAACGTAATGAAATGATTCATTGAAAACATCATTGGGTAATAGCGCAATACAAGCAAGAAATCCATCAAAGATGGGTTCTTTGAATTTACCGTGAGAATCGTACGCAAATGCATATTCACCAATAGGTGTTTTGGGTTGATCACGAATGTATTGAAATACATTCTTGATATTGTCCATGCGTAGTTCCTTGGAACCAGTGCATTTAGAGTCGTAGTGAATAGCGATCTTCATTCTTTACTAGATTTATAAAAATAATAAATCAATTTTTTCAATATTCGCTCTTGATATAACTCATTTTAAAACAAATTAAAGATAAAATTGATTATTCTAGTTGTGTTATGCTTTTACAAATGGATCCATGGAATGCAATTCGTTCCTACTTTGAAGATGCGCATCTGGAACGCCTCGTTCAACATCAGGTTGAATCTTACAATGAGTTTGTCACGCAACAAATTCAACAAACCATTGAACAATTCAATCCTGTCGTGATTCATTCCGATCAATATTTTGATGCAAAATCCAAAAAGTATAAATTAGAAGTATGGATTCGATTTACAAATTTTCAAATGAATTTACCTCAAATCAATGAAAACAATGGATCCACCAAAGTCATGTTTCCTCAAGAAGCACGTTTACGAAATTTTACCTACGCATCGAATACTACTATTGATTTAAACATTCAATACTTTGTTCGAACTGGTCCCATGCTCGAAGATACACAATGTTTCAATCACGTCATCAAACAAATCCATATTGGAAAAATACCCATTATGTTAAAATCATCTGCCTGTGTATTGACACATTATTCACATTTAGATCACCATTCTACAGGTGAATGTCGTTATGATCCAGGTGGTTATTTTATTATCAATGGTTCTGAAAAAACTGTACTTGGTCAAGAACGTACAGCAGAAAATAAAATATATTGTTTTCCTGCGAGCAATTCACATAAACATCTATTTCAGGCAGAAATGAAATGTACACCTGATACAAAACGTATTTCTCCAAAACAAATTAACATTTATTTATTGAAATCATCGAATGGAGACGTGATTCAAGTAAATTTACCACGTGTACGTAAATACATTCCAATTGGAATTTTATTTCGTGCATTGGGTATACTAAGTGATAAAGAAATTTGTAGATACATTACGATGAATCAAATGGATCCAGAATTATTAGAAACATTATATCCGTCTTTGTTAGAATCTTCAACTTGTTTGACAGAAGAGGATGCAATCCAATATATTTCTTCTCAAGTCATGTACAATACGTTTGACAAAACTGGTAAAAAAGATTTAGCTGTAGATGTATTGTCTCTCGATTTATTCTCCCACTGTAAAACAAAAGAACAAAAGATTTATATGCTTGGATACATGACGAATAAGTTAATTCAATGTTCATTGGGTCGTGTCGCTTGCGATGATCGCGATTCTTACTTGAACAAACGTATTGGATTGACGGGTAGTTTATTGAATGACTTGTATCGTAATTATTTCAATAAAGTAGTCAAAGACATGCAAAAACAAATCATTCGTGAAATGAATACTGGTTCTTGGAAATCACGTGAAGATTATAAAGGCATGATCAATCATACTAATGTATACAAATTGATAAGATCCACTACTATTGAAAATGGATTAAAAAGGGCTTTATCCACGGGTGATTTTGGTATCAAACAAATGAATACTAATAAAGTTGGCGTTGCTCAGGTATTGAATCGTTTGACGTATGCATCTAGTTTGAGTCATTTGCGTCGAATCAATACACCAGTTGCTGCAAGCGGTAAGCTGGTAGCACCTCGTAAATTATCCAACAGTACATGGGGGTTTTTGTGTCCTGCCGAAACACCTGAAGGACAATCGGTTGGATTGGTAAAAAATATGGCGTATATGACACACATTACAATTCGTTCGGATAGTACTTCTTTGTATAAACAAGTAGGTGAATTAGAACCATTGTGTCTTGATGGTAACATGACAAAAGTATTTATCAATGGGTGTTGGGTAGGATGTACCAAAGATCCACAGAAGATTTATCTTTCAATGAAAGCAAAAAAATATGCATCCATTATTAATATTTATACATCGATAGTATTTGATTACAAAGCAAATGAAATAAGAATTTGTAATGATCCAGGAAGATTAGTTCGTCCTTTATTTAAAGTAAAAGATCAGAAATTATTGTACAATTCAGAAATATCCACTTTATTGAAAGAAAAAAAGTTAACATGGGATGATTTATTACTAAGTCATACAAGAGAATCCGTTATTGAATATATAGATCCAGCTGAACAAAATTCTGCCATGATTTCCATGTCTCGTGAATTAGATGATACGTATCGTTATACTCATTGTGAAATTGATCCAAGCACCATTTTTGGTGTACTTGCCTCCTGCATTCCTTTTCCAGAACACAATCAATCACCACGTAATACTTATCAATGTGCAATGGGTAAACAAGCCATTGGTGTTTATGTAACAAATTATCATGAACGTATGGATAAAACGGCATGGATTTTGAATACACCTGGTCGGCCATTAGTAGATACACGAGTAATGGACATGTTGAAATTAAACGAATTACCTTCTGGAATGACAGTCATCGTTGCCATTATGACTCATACGGGATACAATCAAGAAGATAGTGTCATGATCAATCAAGGTGCCATTGATCGTGGATTGTTTCGAACTACAGCTTTTCATACAGAAAAGGAAGAAGATAAAAAGACGGGTGATGAAGAAGTCCGATGTAAACCAGACCCATATCGTACAAAAGGTATGAAATTTAGTAATTATTCTAAAATTGGACCAGATGGAATCATGCCGAATAATACCGAAATTGAAAATATGGACATTATCATGGGTAAAGTAATGCCAATCAAAGAAGCACGTAATGATTTAACAAAGCGAATTAAGTTTGAAGATACAAGTAAATATTTTCGAACGGATGAACGATGTTACATGGACAGAAGTGAAATCGGTATCAATGGTGAAGGATATACGTCCTGGAAGTGTCGTATTCGAGCAGATCGTATTCCTGAAATTGGTGATAAATTTAGTTCACGACATGGACAAAAGGGTACTGTTGGAAACATTATTCCAGAAGTGGACATGCCTTTTACAGCGGAAGGTCTGAAACCAGATATCATCATCAATCCACATGCAATACCATCTCGTATGACAATTGGTCAACTTAAAGAGACACTTCTTGGTAAAGTGTTATTACAGTTGGGAATTTTTGGAGACGGTACAGCATTTACAGATTTACCGGTTTCTGTGATTGCAGATGAATTAAAAAAAGTGGGTTATGAATCTACAGGGAATGAAATCATGTATAATGCAATGTCAGGAGAACAAATGGAATCTAGTATTTTCATTGGTCCATGTTTCTATCAGCGTTTGAAACACATGGTAGTAGACAAACATCATAGTCGATCACTTGGACCTGCTGTAGGATTAACACGCCAACCAGCAGAAGGTAGATCACGTGATGGTGGTTTACGATTTGGTGAAATGGAACGTGACTGCATGATTTCACATGGAGCGGCTTCTTTTACCAAAGGAAGAATGTATGATGCATCGGATGCTTTCAAAGTACATGTCTGTAAAAAGTGTGGTATGATTGCATCGCATAATGATGCAGGTCACATTCATTTGTGTAAGCTCTGTGACAATCGTACAGAGTTTTCAGAAGTGAAGCTACCGTATGCTTGTAAACTACTATTTCATGAATTGATTACAATGAATGTAGCACCACGTATGATTACGCGATAATTTCATGAGGATATTTAATAAAAATATAATACTTACAATATGGTAAAGTCTATTCAACTAATAAGACAAGAAAAAAAAAGAAAAGAAGAACAAATCCAACATTTGAAAAAAATATTACCACAATTAAAAGAACAAATAGACAAACATAATGAAATCAATGATTATTTGAAATTAACAAAATCATTTATATTTCCGAATACTTCTATGATACCTCATGATGTATATACATGTTGGCATACCAAAGTCTTACCACCTTTCATGCAACAAAATTATGATAGGATTGTTCAAGAAAATCCAGAAATGCAAGTTCATTTATATGATGAAAATGAATGTCGACAGTTCATAGAACAATATTTTGATAAGAGTATTGTTCAAGCATATGATGCATTGATACCATGTTCTTACAAATCAGATTTATGGAGATTTTGTGTTCTTTATGTTCATGGTGGTATCTATATGGATATAAAATACAAACCAATGAATGGGTTTCGTTTGATTGGATTGACTGATAAAGAATATTTTGTAAGAGATGCAGATCCAAATAATGTTTATACGGCATTAATTGTTACTATGCCAAAAAATCAAATATTATTACAATGTATCCACCAAATTGTAAAAAATGTAGAAACAAAGTTTTATGGTTCATCACCATTAGAACCTACCGGACCAAAATTATTGGCAACTTTTTTTACATCACAAGAAAAAAAAGACATGATATTGTATCATGAATACAAAGAAAAAATCAACAAATTCTATATTGTGTATCGAGATACAATTATTTTAGAATTTTATGAACAATATAGAGAAGAACAAATGAAATATCAAAAAAACAAACGATATTTTAATTTATGGTCCGAACGGAATGTTTATAAATAAATCGTGGATCAATAATACGTTTTTTAAAAATATATTTTTTCGATGATAAATCATTCAAATAAATAGGTAACATACATTTTTCATACATGGTATATTTGAATGGTCCAAAAATCGATGCCCATGATCTTTCTGTATAATGTCCTACTTCTGGGTTCGAATGAAGTGATAATTCTTCCAGTAATTGTGTATATCTTGTAATGGGATGTTGATAAATGTCACGTTTATCCACAGAAAAAATACCATAATAACAATAATGATTTACATCTTTGAAACCATGTTGTAAAAACCAATTGCCAAATGGTCGTTGAGGACATAAAAAGAGTGAGGTTTCGTTATTTAATTCTTTATTTAATTTATCAGTACAACAATATTCTTCTTGTGAAAAATTATGAAATAATTGAAAAATAGAATGTGTTTCTCCTCCTATAAAACTAGCTTTATTTGTTTTAAGAATATTCACCAATAATTTAATTGCAATCTTTTTTTTATGTTCCATGTTGATAGATCCAGGTAGAAATACAACAATATCGGATAAATGATTATAATTAGAAACAATATGATGTAAGTAGGTTTGATCACATCTACCAACATTTGGTAGAGTAATCACTTTAGATACTTTTGTTTTTTCAAATCCATCATTTATACCTTTATTGTAAACAATATAGTTGAATTGATTAAATGGGAATTCTAATGTCCACGATAAATCTTCATTAAATCTAGATACTACAATATTCATATATTTATAATATACATTTTCCCCATGCTTTTACCTGAGCCATAATGTCTTTTGTTCTAATTCAAATTATTGTTTATCGATTCTAACCATACTTGTCTAGGTCCAATTGTATAATTATGTACCCATTTTCATTTATACATCTACAATAATGATTGTATCTTTATTTGCAAATCTTATACAATTATTTAAATCTGCTTTTTCTATATTATAATGATTATCACCGTCTGTAAAAATAAAATCAAATTTGGTTCGAATTCAGGTATAGTTTTTGTAGAATCATCTAATATCAATGCTTATTTTGTTAATTTAACTAAATTACAATATTACAAATTGTAGTATCTTCTACTTCATTGAAATTATGTGCATTAAAACTATCTAAAATCATATTGTCTGTTTCATTTATATTAATATCCGCTCTTCCCCGTTGTCTTATGTATTTGAATTCATCAAATGTTTTTGTTTTATAATGATTGATTTGAATAACACTAATATCTATATTTGGATTCCAAGGACCTTTTATAATACAACCATTTGTAGATTTAATATGATATCCATTTTTCACGGTAATATCATGGATCGTATTATATTTTACAAAATAATCTTTGTTATAAATAGTTTTTATATGTTGATCACCATTTTTTTGACACCATGTAAAACGTCTTCTTAATGGTTCATTAGAATATTGTGTTTTTTTTGAATCTCCAAAGAATCGCCAATTTATACCTATTCCTACACAGTCATCTTTGATATATTCTTGAATAAAATCTTTTATAGATTTATGTTTTTTCAATACAATAAATTCGTCCACATCTATATTAATTACATGTGATATGTTATGATTGTACATAATATTATTTTTAAAACATTCTAATGTTTTATACTGCATTGTCTTACCTGGATAATGTATAACATAAATATTTGGAATGTGTTGTAATAATGTTTGATAAGTCGGTACATCTTCATTGTCATAAATATAAATAGTATCAAAACCTATTGATAAATGATATTTACAAAATTCTTCAATATATCGATGTTCTAATTTAGCTATACAAAATAATACTACTTTACTCATATTATATTAAAACATTATTACCAAATAGAATTATGGAAAAACTTGATTATTATTTGGAACACAAGCAAATACCTAACTTGTTGTTTCATGGTCCTTCTGGTAGTGGAAAAAAAACTATACTTCAAAATTTCTTGAAGAAACTTTATCCCGACAAGGAAGTCTTGGAACAACAAGTAATGTATGTAAATTGTGCTTATGGTAAAGGTATTAAGTTTATACGTGAAGAAGTTAAATTTTTTTCTAAAATGAATACTCATAGTCTTTTCAAATCAGTGGTTCTACTCAATGCAGAAAAACTTACACCAGATGCACAATTTGCTCTTAGACGATGCATTGAACAATTTAGCTACAATACAAGGTTTTTTATGGTAACTATTGACAAGTACAAGTTGATTCGTCCAATCTTATCTCGATTTTCTGAAATTTACATTAATAGTCCTTCCAATTTACACGAATTTGGATTAAAAGTATTTGCTTTTCACGATTATGAAGCAAACCAACAAAGTTCATTTCAAGATGTTATGAAGAGATTAACAAAAGATAATATTCAAGAGATTGCACATGAATTGTATGAAAAAGGACATTCAGCTATCGATGTAGAAAAATGGATAAATGTATTACCGGATTCGGAAGAAAAATATAGATGGATTCTTTATTTTCACAAAATAAGAAGTGAATGTCGTAATGAAGAACTTCTTTTATATCTAATGCTTTACTTTTATAAATATGAATTAACGATTACATTTTTTATGTAAACAATATATGACTTCAAAAAATAGAACCAAATGGTGTATTGTATTGACTACTACAGTGAATGTTCATAACATTCATTCACTTCATCAAAAAAAAAAAGAAGAAAGAATAAGAACTTATTTAACATCGATTCGTCAATGGTTATTGACTGATTTACCAATTGTAGTAGTAGAAAATTCTGGATATACTTTTCCAGAATTGAAAGGAACACGCGTAGAAGTAATCACGTTTCATAGTGAAAAAGATACAGAATTCAATCATTTTTTTTCCACATTATTGAAATTAAAAGACAAAGGTATTTATGAATTAAGATCGATACGGTATGCATGTGAACATTCTAACATAATAAAACGTTGTACTCATATCATGAAAGTAACTGGGAGATATTATATTCCTTCTTTAGAAGGAATTTTAAAAAAACTTTCTTTTAAAACAAAAGCTGTTCGACAACATAATTCTGATCAATGTGAAGTTGTTGGATGTAGAAAAGATTACATAGAATCTATATTTGATTATATAATAATGAATAAAGATAGTAAAATAATAGGTTTAATTGAAGATGTATATAAATACAGAATAAGTATGATTCCTCATGTTGTATTACCTATTATGCCTATTTCGCCAACACAAAGAGGTGGAGTAGATGAAATCAAAACATTCTTATAAAATATATAGAGATATTCTTTGTGAATCGTTCATGGATGACAATCATGTACCTACGCTTCAATCTTCACAACAAGAATGGGCATTACGTTTAACCCGTGTCATTCATCCTCTTCTTTATGAAGGCGTACAAGCTATGTTTCAAGAAGCGGTTGGTATTTGTAAACAATCTGAAGAAGAAGGAAAATATTTAATGACGTTTCAAAATATTTTGTCCCGTATCCCAAAATGGAATGAAGATATTATCAAAAAAGAAACATCACGTATCATTGAAAAAAGTGGTTGTAGTTATTTAGAAGATTTATTGACTTGTGTACATATTGCTCAATTGAAAATATTATCTTCTATACGTACTGGTAAGTCACAAAAAAAAGTAGAAATTGATATACCCAAATTGAATGGGTTCATTCACAAAGTGTACATTCATATTTCGAGAGAATTATACGCGAATGTTTATTTATTTGAAAAAGATATTGCACCATTGGTGTTTCAACAAAATCGTAGTAAAGTGAATGAAATTATCAAGGAATCTATTTTGAATGCCATTCGTGATAGTATTCCAGTAGAACAATTACTTCGGGCTTATCTTGATGAAACGACAGATTTCATGAAAGAAGTGCCAAAAGAAGAACCAAAAGAAGAGAAAAAAGGGTTAAAGTTTTCAAACCAAGATTCTGCTATTACTGTCGATAATGAGGCGTTAGTAATTGAAGCACCAAAAGATATAGATACGTTGGAAAAAATAGCGGAACAAAGAAATATTCAACGAAAATTAGAAGAAGAAGACGATAAATTAAAAATATCAGATGAAGTCATAAGTATTGATGTAGAAGAATTAACACCTGTTAAAGTAGACGTAACAGAATTGAAAGAAAAAAAAGAACCAGAAATTGATTTAGGAATTGAAATATTAAGTTAAGATTATTATATTTATTTTTGCGATATAACTATGAACTCTTTCTTAGTATCTTGTATCATTGGAGCTATTTATGTTATTGTAAAAATGACACTAAATTATAAAGAGAAACCAAGACCTAATATAAAAGAAGGTATTCTTGTTATGTTAAGTAGTATGGCTGGTTTATACGCAACGTCACAATTTGGAATCGTAAAACCAAAAGTGACAGAAGTATTTACAGAATCACCTTCTTTTTAATTTGTTTCATCTATTTCACCATCTTCTAAAGGTTCTGTTGGATCCACCCATCTTCCATATGGTGCAGTTGCACGCATATTTTCTGGATCAATATCTTCTACCGGTCCTTCCAACAATAATGCAAATTCTCCTTTGTATATTTCAATATTTCTTTCTGTTTGCTCTTTTGACATTTCCAAATCTTTAAACAAATGATCTAATTTTAACAAATTATCTAATATAACAACGTGATTTTCTAAATTTCTAGTCAATGCATAAATATACGCATGTTTAGGATCCAAAGAACGTCCTTGACTTTGGTGGGATTTTGCATCAAACATTCTTTCAATCGCTATATATTTTATATATCGTTTGGCTATAATTTGATTTGCTGGAGATAATCCTAAATAAGCATTACTAAAACTTATATTGAAACCAGGTACTACTTTTTCTGGGTATTTATAAAAATTTGGTAAATTAATTCTTCCATGTACAAGTGTAGCTTTTACACCTAAAAAATTTAAAAGATTCGCATCAGCACGTCCAGTAGGATTGGTACCAATAATGAAACCATATTCACCATGACGAGTACGAGGATCAAGAACTACAGTACCACCTTTCATTTTTTTTATATTACGTTTACTTAATTTTTTCAATTTCCTCAATGTTTTCAATTTCCTCAATGTTTTCAATCTTATCAATGTCATATAATATACAAATATTTTAAGCACTGCATGATTCACAAGGTACGGTAAATGGTGTAGGTGCATGTTTTGCTTTACGTCTCAAATAATAAATACCCGTTTTCAATCCTTTTTTCCATCCATAAAAATGCATGGATGTCAAAATGGTATACGTTGGATCCTTAATCCATAAATTTAAACTTTGG